GCGGCGAACTCCGCGTCAGTCATCTGCGCCGGATCCTTGCTGGTCGAGGCGCGCCCGCCGACCGGATTGATCGGAGGAGGCGCGCCGGTGGTCTTCTTGGGGGTGGGCCGCGTCAGGATTGCCGCGAGTTCCCCGATGCGGATTGCTGCGCTGACCGGGTCGAGCGCGGCGATCTGGGCGGCCAGGTCGTGGTTCGTGCCGAGGTGATAGGCGACGTCCGCCCCCTTGGGCGAACGGAGGATCGCGGCCATCATCGGCTCGGAGATCGGCACCTCTGGTGAGAGGGCCACCTCCTCGAAGTCGTCGTACGTGGTGAGCGCCTCGCTGACGCGCTTCTCCCACTGGGTCTGGAGCTTCTCCTGCTCGGCCTGTCCGGCCTGCCGCTGCGCCTTCTCGCGCAGCTCACCGAGGCGCTTCTCGACCCGCTGATCCGCCTTCCACTCGGCGCGGGCCTCGAGATACGACTCGTAGTCTTTGAACTGATCTGCCTTCGGCTCGCCCGTCTCGGGCTTCTTCTGCGGCTCCTGCTGCGGGGCCTGCTTACGCGCCACCTCGAGCTCTGCCTGAAGCCGGTACTTCTCGCGGGTGAGTCGGTCGATCCGCTTCTGCACGCCCTTGGGCAGGGCGTGCTTGTCGGCCTCCTCGTTTGCGTCCGGCTTGGTCTCCTGCGTCTCCGGAGCGGCGCTCGTCTCCGGGGCAGGGGTCTGCGTGGTCGTGGTCTCGCCCTGCGCCGGCGCCGGCGTGGCGCTCGTAACGGTCGGGGTGGCGCTGGGGGTCGTGGTGCTGGTCTCGTCAGCCATTGGGCTCCTCGCGCGGTGACAGCCCACCGCTAGGCGTGCTCTCTTCGTCCATCGGTTCGGGAGGCTCGACGGCCTCGATCTCCGGGACGGCCATCGGCGGGACAGTCGACTCGCTACCAAGAGGCGCGGGCTTCGCGGCCACCTCGTTCATCGTGTTGATGACCAGCGCCCGGAGCGCCTCGGGCGTCAGGCCCGCGTTGACGGCCTGGATGCGCTTCGTCTCCGCGTCGTACTCGCGGATCGCGAGCTCGCGCTCCTTGATCATGAGGTCGGCCCGCTTGCCCTCGTACTCCATGCGCTTGTCGCCAAGCTGGGCGGCGGCGGACGAGAGCTGAGCCTGGAGCTGCTCCATCTGCTGCCCCATCGCCTGCATCTGCTGCTGGACCTCGGGCGGCACCTGCGGCCCCTCTTGCTGGTCCTGGAGCGGCGGCGGCAGCATCTTCGCCATGCGCTTCGAGAGCTCATCCGCGTACGGCATGTCGAGCGCCTTGAACATCAGGTCGCCCGCGACCTGCATCATCTCCGGCGAGGACTGAACGACCTGCGTCAGGAACTCGGCCGCTTCCTGCCGCTTCGTCGAGTAGGCAGGGCCGACCGTGACGGTCACGTCGTAGCGGCCTACGCCCGGGTTGTAGATGCGCTCGATGACCTGCCCCGCCGCGTCCTTGACCTCGCGGCTCGCCTGTGGCTGCTCAGGGTCGATGCGAGCGAAGTCCTCGGAACCGTCCTCTCCCAGGATGCGGACCACGCGGTTTGTGTCGTACACGCGCGGGATGAGGTCGATCACGATCCGGCCGACCTGCCGAATCGCTCTAGACAGGTTGTCGATGACGTGGAACGTCGCAATGTCCGCCTCGCGCTGGCGGGCCAGAATCGCCTTGCCGCTCTTCTCGTTCGAGGGCGCGCCGAGCGAGGCGTTGTACATGCCGAGCGCGCTCTGGACGTCATGCTCCATCGACTGCTTGACCGCCATCCATCCGGCGGGGATGTCGGCGGCCTGCTGGCGCTGCGGCGGCGGCGCGTTGGGGTCCGAGTTGTACGGCAACACCGAGTAGTTTCCGGTGTTCGCGGACTGCCAGATCGGCTCATGCCCCTCGATCTGGGATGTCGTCGCGACGTAGGGCGCCTTCGGGGTCAGCGCGACGCGCTCGACAAAAGCGCTCGACGCGTAGTTGTACATACGCTGCGCGTCCTTTGCTGTTCCGATCAGCGACCGGATGACGCGCTTTCCATCGACGGTGATGCGGTGCCCGTAGACCGGAACGATCCCGATGTACCGGGACGGCCACTCGCGCTCTTCAAGCACCTCGCGAGCGGTGATCTTCCGCCACATGACCTTCCGGCGCTTCACTGTGCGCGAGGCCGCGCCCTTGATCTCGGTCTTCGACGCCTTTCCGTCGGGCCCCTGCCACACGCGGACAGGCTCGTCCTCAACCGCGAAGTACTCGGCAACCCGGACCGATCCCTCGCGGATCCATGTCCCGACGCCCTCGCTCGCCGCCTCGAAGCCGCACGGGTCCGCATCGGGGTACTGCGCTACGAACTGCTCGCGGGGGAGATCCTCCCAGGCAAAACCGTACCGCGCGTCGGAGGCGTCCGCCTGGGCCGCGTCAGGGTCGACGTAGCAGGAGAACGGGTCCGCGACCTCTCGGATTAGGATGTCCTGCTCGAACCCGTCATCGCTCGCGTAGTCGGTAACGACGCGGAGGAACCCGAACCCGGCGCGGGTCGCCATCTCCGCCGCCGTGTCGTAGGCGATGTCAGCCGAACTCTGGTCCTCGATGTGCCGCACGATGCCCGACAGCACCTCGGCGGTCTCGACGTCCGCTCCCTCGTCCTTCGCGCGAGGCTTGATCGCCGGCTTGTTCTGCCGCGCGTCGTTCACCACCTGGCGCACGTACTGGTCGAGCTTGTCGACGGTGAGGCAGGGTCGCGCGCCGTTCGGGTCGTTCTGCCGGGCCCGACGGACCGCGTCGTCCCACTGCTCTCCGAGGCTGAAGGAGAGATCCTCGCGAGCGCGGGAGCGGTTCTCGCTCTCGGCCTCCTCGCAGCGCTTGAACCGCTCGAGGGCGGTGGCGAGGATCTTGGCATCGGCCTTGACGTCGCGGCTCATGCCATCCACCCCGTGGCAACTCGCTGCGTACGGACCACGGGCGCCGTAGCAGGCTTGACCGCGCGCCGCACGCCTTCGCAGGCGTATCGGAGTGCGTCGATCACGTGGTTGTCTTTGTCCTTGAGTTTCGGCAGCACCTGACCAGTGAGTGGGTCAGTCTCGTAGCTGTAGAGCGTGAGCTCGTCGATCGTGTGCTTGCACCGCGAATGGACCACGACGTCGTAGCTCTGGAGGAACTCGACGCCCTCTTCCACGCTGCGCGCGCCCTTCGCCGCGGGCCCGAGCCGCGGGAACCCGTGGCGCTGCATGTAGGCGATCGTCTCGGGCCGCGCCGAATCGGCCGTGATCCACCACTTGTCCGCGCCCGGAACGGTCGCGAAGAGGTCGGGCAGGTTGTCGATCTGGCAGCCGATCATCCACGCTTCGTGCGGAACGTAGAGCGTGCGGCCGACCGTGTAGCACTGGACAAGGACGGCCGGGTCGACAGCGAATCCCCAGTCTGCGCCCTGGCGGATGATCGCATCAGCCGGGACGTCGAACTCCTCGGTGCGCCAGTTGCGGAAGACGCGCGCCTCGCTGGCGCGGACGTAGCCACCCTTCCAGACGTGCGCGAACTTGTCGGGGTCGCGCCGAAGGTCGTACTCCATCTCCTGGCGCAGCACGTCCGGGAGCCACGGGTTATCGCTGTAGTTCGCCTCGACTACCACGCTCCCGGGCGGCACGTGCTCACCGCGCAGGAGCTTGTCGATCGGGTCCGTCTCGTGACGCGGGTTCCAGGAGAACCACATCTCCGAGCCGTCCTTGCGGATGGTCGGTCGGAGCAGGTCGAGTGAGCGCTGCGACAGGCTCTGCGCCTCCTCCACCCACGCGCCGTCGAAGCCTTCGAGCGACTTGATCGAGTCGGCGGTGTGGTTCTGCATGCCCTGGAAGATCAGGACCCCGCCGCCAGGCGTTCCGATCTCGAACTTCTGGACGTTGAACGACGAGGCGACTCCGAGCGCCTTGATCTTGTCCTCGAGGAGCCGCTTCACCGACTGCTCCAGCGACTTCTGCACCTCGCGGATGCATGCCCACCGAGTGCCGGGGTGCATCAGGCAGCGCTCGATCAGCATTTCTGCGAACGCGTGACTCTTGCCGGATCCCCGGCCCCCATGCGCGCCCTTGTATCTTGCCGGTTCAAGCAGCGGCAGGAAGACCCTTGGGGTCTCGATGCGAAGCGTGGTCACTTCGCCGGCTCCACGATCACGCGCTCGATCTTTGTGACCTCGACGGAACCTCCGTGCTCGACCTTCTGCGCGATCGGGCCTGCAAGGGCGTCCGCGACCATCGCTCCCGCCTTGAGCACGTGCCCGGCCTGGCGATAGTCCACGTCCTCAAAGAGAACGTCGCCGACGCGCTTGAAGACGAGCTCAAGGGCCTTCAGGTCGTCGGGGTCGGGGTCCTTGCCTAGCCGGCGCTTCGCGACGCGCGCGGCGTCGAGAACCTGGACCGCGCCAAGCGGGAGCGTGTTCCTCGACCCGCGAGGACGACCAGCGCCCGGCCTACGGCCTCCGTGCCTGCCCTTCGGTGCTTCGACTCCATCCCCCGAGGAATCAAGATCCGGGGCGTGCGAGGTCGACGGCGGCTGCCGAACGCTATCTGGGCCGGCGCGTCGATTCACCATCCTCGGCCAGTTGGCCGGATTCGGACGGTTCGCGCTGAGAGATACTACCGGGCTGCCCGGCTGACTCTATTTAGCGCCACACACGCCGGGTCGCTGCACGCGCAGTGGCAGCGAAACGGAAGGTGATCCGCGTGGAGCACCGGCTGCGGGCACACCGGGGTCGGCATGTGAGGGTTCG